CGCTTGTCCATCGGCTCTGGGGCAACCCCTTGATTGGCCCAACTGCCATGCAGGGACTGGTCGTGATCACCGTGCTTTAGGGACTTAGCCGGCTTGGCCTTAAGGTCGCGCAGAATCTTGTCGCGGAGTTTCTTGGGTAGAACCTCGTCGTACATTATTTGCCCCCTGCTGCTTCATACGATTTCCACCATTCCTGGACGGCCTCTGGCTCCATGTAACCAATCCAGTCTCCCTGTTTGTATTTCATCTCAAAGCCTAACTCCTTGTAGAACCCGGCGGCCTCATCGTATGGGTCGTTTAACCAAACCCCTCGTCCGCTCTCTGCCGCCGCTCCCAAGACCTGCGTTACAAGCCTGGTTCCAACTCCCGGCTCTAGGCCATTAGTACCGATGTTGGTCAACTCCATCCATTTATCTTCATGCCCTGTAAGGTACGGGTTGTTCCCGACATTCTCTCTTGTGAAATTTCTGTACACCAGCGTGCCAACCGGAGTTGTGCCGTCTACGCCCGTGGCCACAAAGAACTGGAAGTCCTTATTTCTGCCGATTGCCCCTTCGTTAGCAGAATGAAGGGTATTTCTCATCAAGTCTGCTCCGTCACTAAACTGCTTTAGAAATTTCTGTTGTTCTGTTGGCTCAACTCGTGGCTCGGCGTACATGCTTGGCCATTTGCCCATCTCTTTGTCAATGGCTTCCGTAATCTTGTCAGAAGCAGATTTGATTTCTGCAAACGAACTGGTGTTAGACAAATCAAGTTTCTGAACTCCGGACTCTCCACCGCGAGACTCAGCAGCCCTTGCAACCACCTTGGCTGCAAACTCAGCAGCCGGCAACTTCTTACCGCCCGTAATGCCCGTGGCCCAACTGCCATGTTCGGACTGGTCATGGTCGCCGTCCAAATGCTTAAGGGACTTAGACTTTCCTTGATACCCAGTAAGCAGCGTCGCCACAATAATTTTATAGTCGCCTTCTTCCCGAACTTCGTCAATGCTAAACCGGGAACCCTTGTTTAGGATAATTTCTTTTTCAGAAGACTCTTCCACTTCAATAAATTGAGTCCCGGATGGGATTGTAATTTCCATTACATACTTGCTGCCGTCGCTGTACGATGTGAAGTCTTCCGTCACCGACATGTCTGTTGTCGTAGAGGTGTACCCCTTGTCCCTAAATGTTTCTCCGGCAAGCAATTCCCTTCCGATGTTAGGCGAGACACCACGGTAAACTGTTCGGTCTTCGCTTGACATTGGCGCGCGGAAGAATGCCGCGTCCATAGCGTCTATTTTTTCTTCAATGTCCGCGTCGTTAGCGCCAGCGTCTGTACCGCGCAAGTGCCTGTTAATGTCGTTGTAGCCTCTCCCGGTGTAGTAATTTACAACTTCGTAGGCCTTCTCGCGAGTGATAAGAGACCCTTCCCATGGGTCCCTACGCTCCCGGCCTTCCTTCTCAGCGCCTGAGTCGTCAGCCCAGGACCCGTGCTCGGACTGGTCGTGGTCTGCGTGCTTGAGGGACTTCTTGTCAAACGGTGACTTACGGCCAGAGTCAACTCCTACAGCCTCTGCTGTAGAAACATCGGCAATTATTGCGGCAGGATTTAGAATTACAATTTCCCGGCCAAGGTCAATAGCGTCATAGCCCTGGGAAGCCCAGTATGCGTTTTTTAGATCCGAAATAGTCCCGTTGAATTGCCCCCACTCTTGCTTGCTCCAGTCATCGGGCATTCCGGGAACTTGATCCCACATTGCTTCACCGCGAACAATTTTTGCTCCCGGGCTGAACTCCATTTCAATAACCCGGCCGTTGTCTCCCCTGTAACTTACGGCTTCCTCACGCTCAGTTGTTGCGTAGAACCCAGCGCCCCAGGTGTATGGCTCTAATCTTCCGTCATCCCCCATGGGGTAGCCGCCCATCATCGGCGCTTCTCCAGAGAGGAAGGATCGGGCGGCTTCGTCGGTAGTAACTCCCCGATAGATTCGGTCTTCTCCTGTAAGTTTGGCCAACTGTGGCTTCATGCTAACTCCGCGCGCCTCTAGCACCTTAGTCAGCAATTCACCGCCGTCTTTTGTTCCTGTGGCTAGGCTTAGAACCTCGGAGAATGTCTGCGGAGCACTAGACACTCCTGCTCCATCGCGGTTTCCGTGGTCGGACTGATCATGGTCACCATGCTTTAGGGACTTCTTAGAGGCAAGCCCAATAACAAGTCTCCGCTCAATCTCGGCCTGTGCAAGTTTGTCTGTGGCAGCCAACTGCACAAGGAAGTCAAACGGAACTTCGGTGTAGTCCATTTGGAACAAGCATCCCTGGCTCATTTCTTTCCTCCGGAATCCCACCCTGATACTTCGGCTAAATGATCGGTAAACGGATCTCGCTGGCCAAATACCCAGGCGGCAAAGTGTTCTGCGTATCGCTCTGAGTCGCTTGTTTCAGCGTACTCGCTAATACCCCGAGAGATAATAGGGAATCCCTGCTCGTTAGGCCGGGTGTATGAAACTCGCTCCCCTTTGTAACTGTCTAAAGCGTTTATCACCCAAGGTTCGCTTTCGTGCAGCCCGGAAGCCCAGGTTGCAACTGCATGACCAATTTCATGGGTAACCGTGTAATCAAACATGGACACATTCTGCTCCACGGCAACTGTTGCAAGGTATCCGGGCCTGACACCTGATTCCGGAGTGTTAGCCAATTGGTTTGCAGTCGTCCCCCAATTGTCTTTGAATAGGTCCCCCTTGATTGAAATTACCCCTCCGGAAGAACCTTGATTGTTCTCGTGGTTGGCAAATCTAGATGTCGTCCACCGGCCCCAGGTGTCGGAGGTTCCCTTTCCCAAGTTGATCTCAATGGGGAATTTTGGATCTCCTCTCATTGCCTCGGGAACGAAACTCATGGCTCGGTCAACTGCCTGTGCAATCTGTGCAATTTTTTCTTCGTTTAGTTGTGGACGCTCGGGAAGTCTAATTTGGACATTTCCATTTGCAATAACTCGTCCGGAGTTTCTTGATGCGTCGTAATTCTTCTGAAGTTCTTGGCGAACTTCCGCTTCTTGTCCTGCATACTTTGGGTTCTTCATCAGGTTGTCTAACACACTCTTGACTATGCGCTGATCGTGCGCTGTCGGGTCACTCAACTCTGTCCACTTACCAGGCTTGTACTGAGGAGCGCCGCCGGTTGCCCAGGAGCCGTGATCTTCCTGGTCGTGACTGCCGGCCAGGTGCTTGAGGGACTTTGCCGGCTTGGCCCAAGGAACACGAACTGAGACAAGGCCGCGATCCACCTGCTGTCTATCCCTACCCAATCCTTGCTCAACAAGTTTAGGTGTCACGCGCATGTGTTTGTCTTGATACCCAAGTTCCCGGAACACATCTTTGGCCATCTCCAGATTAGAGACATGCACATCCATGGTTAGGTGCGCGTTTGCTCCGTATGAATTGCTTGGGCCGTTTACCCAAGACTCTACCGGGCCGGGGTACTTACCTTCCGGGTTGGCCAACTTTGCTTGTTCGCTCAGGCGCTTGTATGCGTCGGTCTTCCAGACTTCGCTGTGCTTCGCAATAGACGGTAAACCATCGGCCCAGGAGCCATGCTCCGACTGGTCGTGATCTGCGTGCTTGCGCGCGCGCGTAACAGCAAGCACGCGGGGCATTAGCGAACTCGGCGGAGGTCTCCCGGCTTCCAGACGAAGCGATCCGCGCGTGCGCGCTTCTGCTCCTCGGTGAGCGGGAGCGAAGGGGCCTTGTCTTCCTCGTCGTCTTCCAGCCCCATCTTGGCGCGCTCGGCCGCCATCTCTGGATCAACTGGACGCTTGATTACCTCGTCAGGGTTCCAGGTAACTTTCTTCTCTGCCATGTTGCCTCCTACTTATTTGGGCCGATTTCGTCCGGCCTCTTCAGTCTAAACCTTCCAAGGGTTTCGCGGTCGCGAAGGGAGACGGTCCGACTAATGATCGGCATTCCCCCTTCGCTAACCCCGATTTGATCTGTCTGTCCGGCTTGTCGTCCGGCCCACGCGCGAACTGCCATCACCTCTGCAATCTCAGTAATCTCATCGGGGGTCTGGGGCCATCCCCAGGTTCCTGTGATTCGGATGTTGTCAAATCCCGGATTAAAGGTTGGCAATGGGTTCCCGGCGCTCGGAACATTGGTCATAACCAACTCGGTGTATGGGTAGCCTGGGTTTAAGTCGTATCCCGACGGCCGTAGGAAATAATCCGTTGATGGAATGGTCTGGAACGGACCGCCGGTATAAGCCGAGTTCTCTAGCAGAGTAATGGTTCGGACTCCTCGCGGGATGAGCAGGACCCGGTTTGAGGTGCATTTGTAACCGTCAAAGGTCTTAACTAGCGTCCCGGCAATTGGGGCCAAGACGGTCCCGGTGTAGGACTCAATGTAAGCGTTGATCTGGTCGCACACCTTGCCAATTAGCGTGTCGTCAGTTGTGTCTGCGGAGGGAATGCCAAGGCGGGCCTTAGCCGTGGCCGTGGTTACATAGGAGCCGATTGCAGTTGGCATGGGGTCAGTATAGAGCAAGACCCTCGGGAGCGAACTCCCGAGGGTCTTGCTTCACCGTGGAACCGAGCCTAGTTAGGCGCGGACACCGGTGATGCGTGCAACGGCAGTTGGCTGCAAGGCAGCAACACCGTGGCGCGCAATTGCGCGATACGCGGACTGGTCGGTGGAGAACCCAATCTCTGACGAGAATGCGAGTTCAATACCCGAACGCTCAAGCAAGACCGCCTTGCTGGAGTCAAGCAGGTACACATGTGAAGTGTCGCTGCTGGAACCCTGCGTGCGGTTAATTGCAATCTGCGTGGACACATAGACAGGAATGCCAAGGAGCGAGGCCTTCGGGCCGTTGCTCGCAGCAAACCCACCACCAAGCGCCATCGGGGCGTTGTAGCCCTGAGCCGCCGTGAGGAGGTACTGTCCTGCCGTGTCCTTCAACTGCATCAGCGAGTTGAGAGTGCGTGGGTGCATAATCCATGCGCCCGTGCCGCTCTGTGGCTCAATGTTGGCCAATCGCAACGCATAAATCGTTGCGTATAGGTCATCAAATGTCAGCGCACGACCGTTGGTTCCCATTGAAGGGCCGACGGTCAGTCCGCTGGTTTCACCGATACCAGTAATCTGGTTGCTTGCGCCCGTACCCTCAAGGTGCTGCTGGTCAGCAAACAGAGCCACATCGCGAAGAAGCGTCTTCGTAATGAACTCGTTCCACGAAGGATCAGCGTCGGCCAGCAACTCGTTGCTGAAGACGCGATACCCGTAGGCCTTCTTGATGGTAATGGCCTGTTGCGCAAAGGTTACATCCTGTGCGGTGAGTGCTCCAGCCTCGGCGCTCGTTGCGCCACCGGCTCGTGCATCCTCGCGTGGGAGGTAGACAAGATTGCTCTTGACTGGCATCGTCGTAAGCCCTGGAAGGTTGCGGAACACGATGTTCGGAACCAGAGCGTACTGGAATGCGTCCTGCGCATACATTGGTGGCACGAGGAACCCACCAGCGGTGGTCGTGCCTTCAGATGCGGCCTTGATTGCGGAGTCTACGCGGTTCGCGTGCTTCGTCTCGCCCATCGCATGAAGAACGGCGCGAGCCTCTTCAGGGGTCTTAGGCCAAACTACTGAACGCGGGGTCAGCGAGTCGTCGCTGCCTGAACCCTTGTAGCCGAAAATCTCGGCTGCGGTCTGTGAAAAGTCTCGCTCAAACTCGCCACCGGTAACGGTCTGGCCACGGAAGGCCGACTTTACAGCGATGCCAAGTTTAGGAAGACCATAAGAGCCACGGTTAAACGCCGCAGCCTTGGTCGGAGCAACTGGTCGGGCGCTCTCGTCAACCGTGTTCAAGGCCTTAACAGCCTTGGTCACAGCCTTAGAAACGAGCGTCTCAACCTCATTCTCCGACAGGAAATCGTTGTCTGCCACGATTATTCTCCTATCGTTATCGGACCGGGAGGTCCATTGTTTACCAATGCCTCGTCAGGTCGTCCGATGGAGCGTCAGCGTTAGCGTTCGCGTCCCCGGCCTCTCCGGCTAGACGCGAGCGGCCCACATAGGCCAACTCGCCCAGCGAGTGTATCAGATTAGTCTAGGCCGAGAACGCCCTCATCGGTGTCATTGGCCTCTTTGTAATTTGCATCAGCCTTGACAATCAGTTTGTTGTAGGCCGCGTCTACCTCTTCCTTTGGAGCGCCGCTCAAGTTAGCCGCAAGATAGTCCTTCAACTCCTGTGAGGATTCCATCTCGTAGGTCTCGTCTCCTGTCAGGGTGATAAACGCATCTTCTTCAGTTGGAACGCCGGAAATTCCGCCGTCGTAATGCTCCTGGGTGATGTAGTAGGAAACCCCTTCGTCGTGGAACTCTGCAACGATTGACTCCTTGTCGCCAACTGTGAGCGTGTGAACCGACGCGGTAGCGCCGTCGCTAAACCCATGATCCAGGTCTTTCAATTCGGTGGCAAATGCAGAGGCTTCGTCCCTGGTCTCCTGGCTGACATTCTCGTTATCGTGGTACACGGCCGGGTCCATCAGCGGGGTTTCCACCTGTGGCTCCTGCTCGTCTTCCTCGTCCTCGTCTTCCTTATCGGAGGCTCCGGCTCCGGCTCCGGCTCCGCCAGGCGCGTGGTCTGCCTGGTCATGGTCGCCGTGCTTAACGGAACGCTTGACCCGGAATGACTTCTTAGGCTCGGCAAAGCCTTCAACAGTCTTCTCGCCAATTTCGTTCCAGTTGATTCCAGATGTCCCCTGGCCAAAGAGGTCTTGTAGGAACACATTGCTTGATCCGCCGTTGCTGTCGTTATCGGCAATCATTCCGATTTCATCCTGGATGTTGCTTGCCAGGGTGCGGCCCAACTCGTAGCGCGCCTTCTCGGAGTCTCCGCCGGCTGCGTCTAGCGCCTCTTTCGCAATGTCGCGAATGCTGTCGGAGCCACCCATGACACCAGAGTTGTCAATGTGAAGAGCGCCAAGCCAAGTGGACCGGTTAGTCCAACCGTTGTGCTCCTCTTCGCCGTCGCGTCGGAAACCGTCTTGGCCGCTATAGGTAGATGTTCCACCCGCTTCCTCAATGTAGCCGTCGGCAATAGCATCCCAATCCATTCGCTCAACTACGCCGCTGATGAGGCTGTTAGCAACTTCAGAGTTCATGCCGTTGGCATCAAAGTCTTCTTCCGTTGCATTCAGCATGGTGTGTCCGAGCGCGCGGCCGGCTTCCTGCACATCTCCGCCGCTGTCTTCTAGGGCTTGCTGGGCATCGTCCTCAAACGCTCCGTCGGCCATAAGCCCCATGTTCCAAGTGGCGTGGTTGGTCCAACCGTTGTAGCCCTTCTCGTCGCCGGTCTTCTCTCGTTCCGATGTCTCCTTGTCGCCGGCCCCGCCGCCGCTTGCCCACGCGCCATGCTCTGACTGATCGTGGTCACCATGCTTAACCGTGCGCTTGACCTTCAACATACGAACGCCTCCTTCCAACTTCTTTGCCTTCCGGGTGAATGGCTTCCGCTTGCTAGGTGCAGCGGCAGCCTTTGCCGGCCTGGCTCCTTTTGCATTGTCGCTGGTCTTCGGCTCGTTGGCAAGGAGGGATTTCACATGGGCTGCGGCCGACTTGTTAGCCCGCACGATGTAGGCATTTGGGTTGGCCGGGTTTGGGGTTAGGCTTAACTCAACGAGCGCCCACTTAAGGATCTCGCCGGTCTTGGAAGAGACCTTGACCAGGTGGCCCATGGTCCCGGATGAGAAGCCAAGCGCGTCGTTGTCAACCAACTCCTTGATCTCGTTGATGTATTCGGAGCGCGCATCCAACTGTGCGCGGACCCAAACACCGCCGTCGTCAATCTTCTTGACACCCCAGCGGCCAATCACGGCCGTGTCTACGGCTGAATCCAAGCCGTGCTGAAAGAGAAGTGGTCGCTGTCCGTCCGGAATAAGGTCAAGTGCGAAGTCGGTCTTCTTGCTGAAGTATTGCCCGTGCAGATCCTTGCCCTTGATTGGCCCGCCGAATGGCACGCCATAGCCTTCAATGATCAGGCCGCCGTCTGCTGTCGCTGCAATCTTCAGATGCTTCACTCGTTGGCTCCCTTCAATCCGGGGTACTCGTCTTCTTCTACGCCATTGGCAATCTGTTTACTACTGTAGCGCCTCTTGATCCCTAGTTCAATAGTCCGGCGCTCATGGTCGTTCACCGAGAATCCTACCATTGCAGCGGCATCTAGTTTGCCGCCGGCAACAAAGGCCTTAACTTCTGGTCGGCCGTAGAGGTGTGACTCCTTCTCAAACCACGCCATGATTGGCGGAGCGTCCACGACATGATCCTCTTCAACCGCTGTTTGATTTGGCGGAAGGTCGCCCAGGGTGACCGGCCGCTTCCCAACCAATCCCTCTTGTGGCTGGCCATTGAGCAGCGGGATGTCGCCCCATTCGGTCGGAGCGCCCAGGCCGAAGTGCGCGCGTACCTCGTTTGGTGTGACAACGCGCCGGTCCATCAACTGTGTCCACAGCATGAGTTCTTCCTGTGGTGTTGGACGAAGCGCCTCAATGCTGGTCATGTCAAAGGCAACGGTCAATCGGCCGGTCGTATCAAACTCTGTGGTCAACCATGAATCCAAGATGTCGGCAACCCAGCCAAGTTCGGCCTTCATTCTGCGCCAGAACACCTGCTCTGCATCGCGTACTGAACGGTATACGCCGGAGTGCTCGTCATCACCAACAAGTTGTAGTGGCACACCCATGGCAGATGCGATAGCCATGCGGCTAATCTTTCGCGCGTTGAGGTACTGCGCGTCTTGTTCCGGGATACCAAGTTGCTGCCACTCAAGTCCACCTGGTAGCACCGCGCTCTTTCCTGCATTTTTCGGGCCGGAGATTGCGGCCAACACTTTCTTAATCGCTGACTGGTCCTGCACCGTAAGGTCGCTGTCCTTCGGCGCAACCCATGCGCCAACCGGTACGCCCATGTTGCGAAGCAAAGCGTTTGTATGCTCGGATGCCATGACGCTGACCTCTACCTCGCGTCGGATTGCAGAGAGAGGGGAGAGGCCGCGCGTTGGGTCAACAAAGTTTCCGGGGAGGCGGAATGCCACGATGTCCTTTGCCGGAATGATTTCGGTTTGCGCGTTGCGCGCCTTTGATCCAAACGGGTTGTATTCGTAGGCCTCAATCCAGGTCTGGCCCATCTTTGGCGTAAGGTCTACCGGCCGAAGCAGATACAACTCTTGTGGTGGCCCACCAAGGCGGCCGCGAACTTTACGAACATAGGCTTCGCCGTACACCGAAAGGCTTGCAATAAGGCTGCCCCGGAAATCGGATGCCGACATGCTGTATGGATTTACGGTGTCAAGAAGTTTCTGGTACTCAGCGGCTTCCGGATCGTTGGCAAGGTCTGCCGGAATAAGGTTGTGATCCTGGCGCACATAGACCCGAAGCGGAACCGAGCCGGCGCTCATGGCCTTTAACTTGATACAAGCGTTAAGGAACGGTTCATCTGCGGCCGCGCGCGCCCAATCCCTTGAGGAGTTGTAGTCGCCTGAACCCTGTTCGGCCATGCCGAAGAATGCCATCCATGCAGCGAGCGAGTCTTTCTTTCCTGGCTGAATAAAATTCGCCGGGTTGGCAAAGTCTGGCATCTTACGATCAGCCATCAGGTCTCCTCGTTATCTACAGGAAGGCCGCACTTCCAACACCATTCATCTTCGTCTGCTGGGCTAATGTATGGTACTGCACATCGGCATTGGTGCGCTTTGATTACGCGATCATACCTGTGAACGCGCGCTTGGGAGCCGGCTGCATGGCCTGGCTCACCGCCATCACCATCGCGATAGCCGCGTCCACCTTCGCTGTCGTGTTTCCTCTCGGCTTGCGAATGCGCCAACCTGCATCTCCTCTAGGTACTGCTACTGCGGCCATGACATGTCGCGTCAGCGCCACATTTGTCTTTGGATCGTAGCGCAACCGGCGGGTCACAATTGACTGGAACAGATCTGCCGTCATGGGAACCATCCGGCTATCGGTCTGATTTGTCTCCACCATGGCCAGGTTCTCGCCCTCCAGCATCTGTGCAGACTCCCGGAACGACCATGGGTCGTAGCAGAACGCCGGTCCGGGCCGTGTCCGGCCGTCAATCTTGACCATGGGTGTAGGGAATCGGTCCTTAAGCGTGACCAGGTAGCGCCGGATTTCCTCAATGTCTACCTGCCAGGCTGCCCCCATGCTGCTGTCCTTGGGGTACGGATTGGCCCACACGCGCGATTCCACAACAATGTTGTCGCCTTGCTTCTGCGCGATCACGACGGCTGAAGCGTCCCGGGTGATACCCACATCTATTCCGACGGCTACCGGCAACGCCGGGTCTAGGGTCACGCCCTCCTCGGCACATGCGGCCCAGGAACCCATAGGGAGCCATGACTCTTCGCCGGCATGCACCCATTGGCCTAGGTGTAGCCGCCGGAATTCGGAGAGCCGGGTCGTTGGCTTGAACCGCTGCTGACGAAGGTACTGGTCGGTGATCCATGGAGCCGGATTGCTCTTGCGCCAGACCTCCGGGCTGTCGGCATCGGCATCTTCCGGTGCTCCGTAGTGGTAGAGCAGGAAGCCGTTGTCCGGATCGCGGGCAATGCGCCGGTAGTACGGGCCGGATTGGAATTGCTGATCCGGCGCGGTCTCAATCACCCGGTTGTAGATCTGGCCCAGGATCTGATCCGGGTCATAGCCCGGGGTGCTAATGGCAATGGTCAGCGGCTCGTCGCGAGCGCCGGAGCCGGAGGTGAGCGCCGTGTACAACTCGCCATCCTGGTGCGCCCACAACTCGTCCACGATTACGCATGACGGGTTAGACCCGTGCTGAAGCCGGCCGTCGGATGCCACCACCTTGATGAAGCCGCCCCCCTGGACATCTATGTGGTACTGCTTGGGAATCAGCAGGGCCGATAGTTCTGGGTTGTTGGCAATGAACGCCCGGATCTGCCGGAAGATAACGGCGGCCTGGTCCTTGGATGCTGCGGCCACAATTGTCTGCGGCTCCTTGCCGGCATCGCGAAGGGTCTGGAAGATTGCCAGGGCTGCGGCCAGCGTTGACTTTCCGGATTTACGCGGGAGCAAGAGCATGGCCTCGCTATACCGGCGCTTGCCCGTCACCGCGTCCCGGCTCAACACATCGTTGATGAAGTCGCGCTGGAACGGCTCAAGCCGGAGCGGCTGCCCCGAGAACTGGCCGATGCTTTGCTTGATGAAGACCTTGCAGAATTCCTCAAAGATCGGACCGTCGGTTAGGAGGCTGGGATTTCCTCCGCTTGCCGGCTCATCAGGTCGCTGATCGTCATGGCCTTCTTGAGGCGCGGGGTCTTGTTGGCCTTGTACCTCGCCTGGGATGGCGTGGCCGATAGGCCCATTCGGCTGATTAGGTTCTGATAGGTCTGACATGCTTGCCTCTCAATCATAGCCGCTGGATGCGCGGAAATGCCTTGCGATGTCTGAACGGTGATGCCGTCGCGTGCGAGCATTTCAGCGGCCTGTTGCCAACGCTCCCAAGCCACGGCGGCCATGTGTAGCAATTGCGGAGGGATGTCGCCATCCCGGCCCGCGAGCCGGACCTGCTCCTCTAGGACCGAAAGGTGTTTCTCTGCCTCGGTAAGCGGGCGCTCTGGCTCTTGAATGGCATCGTTTGTGCCGTCTTGAGCGTGAATTTCAGCCTCACCTACACCAGGGCTGGTATAGGGGGTGCTTTCAGGTACACAACCTGTGTAAACACATGCTGCGGGATCGTCAGGCATTTCACTCCCTAAAAAATGGGGGGGTGTTTGTGCTGCATCCTGGGCCTCATTGCTGTGCGTGTGCTCTTTAGAATTCATCAGGGATGTCCTCTTCTTCGTTGTCCTCGTCATCGTCCCATCCCGGGTCAGGCACGGCATCGGGTGCTGTGTCCTCGTATGGTGGCATGGTGTCAGGGATTACGCGCGCCATGGCCCAGGCTCATGCTTGCGTGCGCCTACGATTCCTTGGCATCGTTTGCATAGCACCTGCACGCCTTCCTCCGTATCCTCTGGTATGAGCGCACCACCCATGCTCAATGGCACGATGTGGTCAAGGGTAAGGGGATTGGATGCGTCACCCTGTGTGGCACACCTGCTGCACCATGGCTGATCCTTACGCTTACGCGCTGATAGGTTGCGCCATTCCCTGCTATTGCGATAGGGGTTGGGCTTGGTCGCCTGTTTCTCCTTAGCGCATTCCTCACACCTACCCTGCTTCAGCCTGGATAGGATCATGCCGCATGTGAGACAGGCCCTATTGCTCAACGCTTACGCCTTACGACCTTAGCCCTCACCCTGGGTTTAGGGGCCGGGTTAGACATGACCGATGCCAACACATCGTCTAGGGCTACTGGTGGGAGGGCCTCTTCCTGAGCCTTACGCACCTCTCCACATTTCCTGCACGCCATCATTGCCGTGAATGGGGTGTGTTCGCCGTCTCCTGTGTCGTACAACATAAAGTCATGAGCATAGGGTGGCCTAGCGTTCCTGCATCGGTGTGCATGTACGGCCATTTGGACTCCTTCCTCGTTGTAGCGCACAGAGGGGGGACGGGGAAGGCTCCGTCACGCTCCCTCCGTGCGCGTAGACATTAGCAGATCGGATTAGGTCCTCGGGATTGCATACAACAGGTGTTGGGCAACTCGTTTATACCCTTCGCCGGAATCCCACCCTATTTCCCATCCCTCTGCTGCGTTAATCCAGCCGATTACATCAACCACCTTAAACTCGCTCTCTGGGATTGGATACGCGAGCACTACGCGCCTTTGTAAGGCCACATCTTTCTCTCGGATGACTAGTCCGCTTCCCGATTCACGAATGCGCTTAACTTCTATGTCCTCACCCGCGTCTGGCTCGTTCTCATGGAGCCGATGCTCCGATGCGGGCCATACTTTGCCGTGCCAAGGCTCGTTGAAGGCCTTTGACACCGCGCACTCGGCTGCTGCTGCTGCGAATGATGCTGTCTCGTCGTCCTGCATCTTGGATCGGTCGTAGTAGGGCTTATCTTTGCTATTGGCGTTCGCTGCGTTGCGTCCATCGCCAACTTCCTTCGCCCTGGTGAGTTCCTCGTCGGTCAATTCAATGAGCCGGCCTCGTGCCGTGTACAGAAAGGTCATGGCGTACCGCTAAAGCCCCAATGCGGATTGCCTTTCTTGCAGGAATCGCAATGGCAACGCCACGCCCACAGCACCAGGCCGTTGCAGATGTCTTTAACCAGCGGTGTGACGCTTGGGTCAATGCTCAACACGAAATTTCCTGGCAACGGGGCAATGTCTTCCAACTGCCCCATGTTCATGCGCGTGATTGCGTCTATCGCTACAGGGATCATCGCCTTTGGGACTGGCGGAAGGTGATGCCAAACGAAATGTTGATCCAGTTGCTCGTCCAGGGGTGTATCCCCTGCTGCCATGACGCTTGCCGCAACGCCATGGCCGAACTGGTCAATGTCTCGCCGCATCATGCGCACGCCTTGTGCTTCCAGGTGTACCTCCGGCCGCCCTTAGCCCCATTGAAGTTGATGACCAGCACCCGAACGCCTGGAAACACCAAACGCTTGGCATCGGTGTAGTCAATCACCTTTCCGCATGCGGCACAGTCCGTCACCGTCCACACAGGGGGCTTTACCGCGCCTTCGCGCTTCGCCTTTACCCCTGCCATGCGTCAGATTCCAAGGCAAACGCCTCGTTGATCTCCTCGGCCGTATGTCGCACCAGGAACAGCGGAGCATTCTTGCCCGCCGGGTAGCGTAGATAGTTGTACTCGTAGAATTCCAGGGAATCGTCGTAGCCTGTGCATTCTTCCTTGCATTCGCTCTGCTCGCTCTTGTGATTTTCCTCGTGCATGCTCTTGGCCAACTGCTCCAGGTCATAAACCACCACGGTTTGCTGATAGCCGCCGCCCTCTTTGCAATTCACGAACACCAGGGTCGTCCCAACCACGGCTGAGTCGCCCCCAATCAGCATCAGCGGATGCTCTGCCTGATTCTCTTCTGGGGCCGGGTCTAGTTTCTTGTCTAGCGTCTCGTCCAGGTTAATCGTGTCAAATACTTCGCTCATCTTCCATGCCCTCCTATTGGCCTTACATACCGCTCAATGCGGACTTTTACAATACCAGCCTTCAGCGTCCGCAACTGGCGGAACAGAGCCGGGCTTAGGTCAATAATTCCTCCACCGGTACACGCGCAACTGTCCCTCACAAGGCATAGCACCGATTTACCTGTGGCCACATTGGTGACCTTGACCCAGAACGGCTTGCTGCGCCAGCGATAGCCTGGCAGAGCGCAATAGTTCACCACCTCGTCGTGCCAACCCCCCTGGGCCTTGGTTCGGTATGGCGTACAGGTCCTTGGTACTCCGTCGTAGCATTTCTGAGGCCCTGGGTATCCGTACCAGGTCGCCTTGCCAACTGCCGGCTCAGGTAGCAGCACCCCATTGAGCGCCATGCTCAACGAAAGAAGCAGCGCCATCATCGGATGAGCCGCACAAAGTCTTCCAGGGTGAGGATGACCAGGTGCGTGCGCTTCACGCCAACTCCCGGTTTATTGCCAACGATTACCACGGGGGTTTCGTCGGCCTTGGATGCCGCCATGGTGTTGCTCAGGTATCGGTTGAGTACCTCGGGGAATGAGCCTCCCACCTTCACCTGGGCAACGATGCCCTGGTCAGCGGTCACATCTATAGGGCCTCCATACATGCCTACACGCTTACCTCCAGGGAGCATTGAGGCGACATCCCTTTCGTACTGCTTTCCAGAATTGTTCGCCTTCCGGCCCCGATGCTTTCGCTCTTCATCAACCACGGTTGGACCCCTTTCGCGCTAGGTCGCGGACAATTCCGCCCACGCTCATTGGTGCTACTCCGTTCATCCTACTCCTAAGACTACTAATAACTCTCTTGTCATTGTCTTTGTCATTGTCATTGTCCCCCGTCACATTCGCGTTCGGTGTGACGCGCGTGTGCGTCACAGGAGCGTCACTACCCTTGGACTTCTCACGCCACCGGCGGGTGCGCTCCGCATTGGTGTTGATCTGGAAGTCGGCCCAGTCATGCACCACGACCAAGCCCCCTGGGGAGTCATGGAACGGCTCCAGGCATCGGATGCAGAGCGACGGAGACACCTCCAGGAGGCCCGCAGAGACGAGCGCGGTGAAGCCCTTGCGATCACCCCCAGCCCCAGCGGTCAACTGCGCCCAATGGCGCTCAGAGCCGAATGCGCCACCCGGCTTCTGAAGTTTGGCCTCAGATAGCGTGACGATCCACAGCCAGCGCAACGCATTGTTCGGGAGTCCAGCCACCTTGGCAGAGCGCCAAGCGAGAGCGTCCAGGCGAAGCCATGCCCCGCCGCTCACTCGGCCACCTCGGTGTCGTCCTTGAAGGCCTCAACCTGCTCCATGCCCAGCACATCCATCCTGGTGAGTTGCACCTGGAGGTGTGGGTTCTTCCACCCGCCGATCCTTTCGGCCCCAGCGCCCACTTTGTAGGGGCTAAATGCCCGAAGCGGGCAGTCCATGATCATGCAATAGCCATCCGAAGGCTTCTCCCCTACGCACCAGGCGCAGAAGTTAGCAATCGCACCGGCCGCGCCATGCTTGGCCAACTCTTTGACATCCTTGGCTACCTGTTGCTCTTCCGTTAGCGCCATACGGCAACCCCCTTCCTCTTACAGGTCAGGCACGATGCCATCGCATACATGTCTGACACACTTGATTGCGACGGGATCACAGGCTCGCTACATGTCGCACAGAACCAAGCCTTCGGCCGGTCTGCGTGCTCCATGAAGTATTGCGAGACATGCTTACCGTCACCGACCGTAACCATCTTTTCCCGAATGTCGTAGCCGCGCTGTTTCAACTCATAGACCCTGGCGGCAAGCCGACCAATGCCAAAGTCTTTCAACGCCTCCAGAGAGGTGATCTTGCGACCACCGTGCAGGGCTGCGAGCAGCATCTGCGCCTGGCTCTTGTCGTTTGTTTTGTACGCCATTACTTACCTCCCGCAATCCCTTGGCGCTGCTCGTTTTCCAACTCAAACCGACCAATCAAGAATGAGCGGATGCCGGCCGCGACCTCGCGCTTGGATGTGTAGCCCAGGTGTGGGAGCACATCGCGCACCCCACCATGCTCGTTGACGATCTGCACCAACTTAGAGCCACCGTATGCACCCATCAGGTAATAGAAACCAATCTGCGGGTACTCGCGTCGGGGCTGGTCAACCTCCCGACGGTTCATCACCGCCAGGAGGTTGTCCAATTCTGCTTTCGTCACTCGTGCCATTGCCTTCCTCCCTTCCTGCCTCTGTTAGAGGCCCATCATTTCGTTGAAGGTCTGTGGCCGGTTCAACATCTGCGAATGGCCCACAGCCTCTGCATGCTCGCGGCTAATGGTGAACTCGCCGCCCTCCCAAGCACCTCGGGCAATTTCTGCCTCGGTCTTGGTCACAAACGCCTTGTAGGTTGCGGTCAATCCGGCCATGTCCAGGGCTTGCTGAACTGCAAAGGTGTCGTTTACACATGCCGTGATCAAGATGTTCTTCTTCCCGACGGCAATGCGCGTCCCGCCGTTGCATCGGCTGCACGAGCGGGAGTTGCTGCCCCAGCCACCGCCGTTGAGGCCTAGCGCGTCCTTGAGGTCCTGGTACTTCTGCTTCGCGAACCGCATGTCAGCCATGTGTACCTTCCTTCCTTCCTAACAGCCCAGGTGGGCTACGCCAATTCTCTACCCACCTGGGCCGTATGTCAATACCCTATTTCGTGCTCAAACTCAGCCTTTCTTAGCGTTTGACCACGCGATTGAGGGCCGCTGCTTGCAGTAACCCTCGGACGACTTAGGAGCCGGGCAAGCCCAGAAGTCGTAGTCACGGCCATCCGCCGTTGTGCCGTTGCGATGCACCCAGGCCAACTTATGCCGTGGGCATGCCGCATCCTCATCAGGGGTGATGTAGCGAATCGCCTTGAGGGCTGCGTCGTACACCTCTTCCTGGCCTTCGGGAGCAGTTCGCACCGGCTCATCAAAGATTGCCTTTGCCGCTTCGCTCAATCGGTCATCGGCTGGGACCTGGCGCTGCTGTGCCGCGAAGACCTCTTCCCGACTCGCAATGCCCTTCTTCACCTCAAAGCCAAGCGCCGCAATAGCGCGACCCCAGGCAGAGGTCTCACACACCATGACCTCAGAGCCTCGCGTGTATGGCGTAGCCCCCGGAATCTGCTCCGACGCATGGCCAACTCCAGGCCGAAGGTCTTCGCGATCACGGTGCGCATACGCCTTGAAGACGACCACCTTCTCGTTCATGTGGATCATCTCCGACTGAAGCGATCCCTCTGGATACGCTTCCTTGAATGCTGCAATACGCGATGCAACATCTATGTAATCAGACAGGTCAGGCTTCCCCATTGCTCTCCTCCTTCTGGGACATCATGAGTCCCACCTCACAGCCGCCGAACCCGTAATCAGGTAGCGGAGCGGCATACTGGCACGATTTGCATTGCTGCGTGTTGAATGTTGCGTGCTCTGGCTTTCCCTTGACGGACTTAGCAACGACCTGGGCCGACATGACACCGAGCGCCACATCGTCAGGGGTTGATTGCCGGATCACCAGATTCCAGCCCACCTTCGGCCGCGAATACGACATGAGCGCAAGCCGTGGAAGCGGCGCATCGGGGAACTGCTTGGCATACAGCGCCGCGTAGAACCGCATTTCTGAACCATTGAGGTCCAGCATTGACTTGTGCCGTTGCCCGGTCTTGATGTCCAGGATGACCGCATGCTCTGTGAACGGCGCAAAGATTGCGTCAGGTGTGCCGATCACTAGCCCGGCCTTCGGGAACTTAACCGAAAGGCTATCGCCGTTGATGCCCTGGGTCAGCAACCCCATGCCCATCGGGAGCACCTGGGCAGATTTGGTGACCAGCCATTCGGCAAACAACGCCGTGGCCAATTCCACCTCCTCCAGGAATGCATCCCAATTGACAGCATCGGTAAACGCCTTGCCCTTGACGGACTCAACGCCGTTACGGGCCGCAATAGAGATTTCCTCCATGCGTAGGCGCTGGTCCGTGTCGTACCAAACCATCAGCGATTGCGTCGCATCATCAACCGCTGACCCGAAATGGACGCGCTCCGGCATCGCTGCGTGAACTCGTCGCCCATCCTTATCGCGCACCTGCTCCAGGTAGACAGCCTTACGGCCGCACCAATCCGCAGCGGTAACGGTGGATTTGCTCAAGCCCTTGCGAGCCGGGTCAATTGCTTTACTGGGGACGGCTGGACTCATGCTCTGCCTCCTTCTCAAACCAACGCAAGATTGCCTCTGCGTCGCTCCTTGTTGCCAACACTTTCATTTCAACCGTTGTCGTAGCCGAGAAGAATGCCGACCCGATGGACAACATGATGGGATGACCTGGGCCATCCCATCGCGCGAACACCGGACCTTCACCATCGTCAGCAACCCAGAACACCTGGTCGCCAATCGTGGTCAGGTCTCGGAACATAGACAACTCACGCGCCTTCCTCTTTGCCATCAGATTCGGCCTAGGGCTACAGCAAGCCCAATGAGCAAGGCTGCAAGGCCAATCACCGTAAGCCGGTCGCGCTTCTGCTTTCGCAATTTCGCGGCCTCAACCTCTAGCGTCGTTGGCTTTCGCAGCGAGAAGATGATGTCGCTCATGCTGACACCAACTCAAACGCGATCCACACCAGCGTGACAACGCCGAGCGCAATCACCTGAATCCGGAATCGCTCCTGCTCCTGCTCTTTGCGCTTGCGGGCCTCGTTGAGTTCCCTCCAGGTGTAATTCACTTTGCCTCCTTCGCGCCAAACAGCGCCGTCCACTTTCCGTTGACCAGCCCCACGCGCGTCTTCACGCCGTTTGGGAATCTCTTGGCCAGGGCTTGCTTTCCGGTTGCACGGATGCGCTCCGCATCATCCCGGTCAACTCCTTCAACCGCTACGACCTCGCCCGACAGCATTGCAATGCTTGCCTGGTCGTAATTGAATCGCGCGACAGGGCCGCGCTTGCCCAGGATGTGCTCCACATCCTCAAACTTTACCGTCTTGAATCCCTTCATTGAGCCTCCATGATTCGTTCAGCGGAAGCGAAATCACCGACCGCTTCCAATTGTCGGATGGTGTCCAACTCATGCCGGATCACCTCTTTCCTGCCGTCGTCGTCCACCTCTCTTGCGATGGACCACGCGATAGCCGGAACCTCTCTGGTGGCCAGAGCCAACTGCTCGGCCGCCTCACACCCGCTGCACATGCCGTCGCTGCCACACATCTCGTGGTGCATACAGTCATACGGCTCACAGCATTCTGCGCGCCGTACCTGCATCGCAATCAACTCCAGCATCATGTCGCGCGTGTCCTCCGATAGCGCGCCCCAGGCCTTGAGGCCCAGGACGCGCGCCTCGCCGGCCAACTCAAACATTGACCGCCTCCAATCGTCGCGCCATTTCTCCAGCGGCCTGGACAAGCCGGCGCGTCTTGGTGATCAACTTCGCCTGATGGATTCGGTAGGTCTTGGTGTAGTAACCGGCGTGCTCGGCTGCGACCTCTGCAGCCGTCTGCGTGCACATGTCTTCGCGGCCGTTGGCCTTTCGGAACTCGTTGCGTCGGTCAATCTCGGCCTGCGCACCGGCGAGCGTGACCATGTTCTCGTAATACGCAATGTCGGCCTTGAGGCCGGTCACCTGTGCGTCCAATCGCTTGACCAGCGTCTTCAATTCCTTGTCCGTCATCGTTGCGAGTGTTGCGGTCTGCTGTGCCTCGTTCATGTGTGCCTTCCTTCCTTCCAATGCCAGGGAACTCCCCCGGCTGACATAACCCTACAGCCCCTGCTAAACCCCTGTCAACCCCCCCCTTATTCCGGGCGCAGAATCAACAGCCCGCCACGGGTTTGCTTGAACTCATAGCCCTCGGGCGGGCCTTGCTTGCGAAGCGCCTTCAGGGTGCGCCGGGCTGCGGCATGCAGGTGAGCCAGGCCGATGCCCGGATCAAAGCCGCCCGGGTCAGCGTAGTAAGACGCATCGCTTACCAGGTCGCCCAGGGCCTCAATGTCCAGCGACACCACATAGGCATTGCTGAACTCATTGACGATGTAGCCGGATGCGCCGCATTCGCGATACACATGGTCGTCATAGAAGACCTTGCCGATCCGGTATTCAGCGCGGGGGCCGTTGCCCCCGCGCATCAGGCCCACCTCCGGGCATGACGGCCGCGCTGGGCCGTGCAGGTGGCGCAACGAGCAGCGCCCTTGCTGTCGGGTAGGGCTGCCCCATGCCGACTATTGTTTGGGCAGATGGGCTGCATCTGCTCCCGGATGGCGGCCATCGCGGCTGCCCATCCACTTGTATCAGGAGCCTTCATCCTGTACCTCCATAACCGGGGCGGACTGGTTGGTCCTTTAACCCTTCGGTCTGAGACAAGTATAGCACATGGGTTTTTACACTTTGTTAGGTCTGAGCGTGAAGATGTTGTGTGCCACGCTCAGAAACAGGGGGCTTGACAAGCCTTTTTAGGATTCGTCGCAACTCAAGACCGCAAGGTCTTCCCATCCCCTTTTAGTCAACACAAATGTCAACACGCCGGCCGGAGAATCACCGATGCCGTATCGCTCGGTAAACCAATCAGAGCCGGAGTCCAACGCTGGGCATTGCATCCAGGTGCGCCGACCAACGGTGGCCAACTGGAACGAATGGTAGTGACCCGTGAGCAAGATGTCTGCATCGCCAATTGCGGTTTGGCCTAGCGCCTGACCGCTCCACCATTTCTGCACGCGCGCCTGTGGCGTAGCGCCAGAGCCGGACTGATGGCCATGCGCCATGCCAATGATCGGCCCGCCTTCAATCGGCTGAATGGTTTGCGTAAGGCTTTGAGCAATCACAAACTTCACATGACCAAAGGCCTCTGGGTTTGCGCCCAAGATGTCTGCCGCCATTTCTACAATGGCCAGGTCGTCGTTGTCCGTTGGCCCTGTAAGAACCGGACGCTGCTCGCCATGGTTGCCTGGAACTGCGGCCACCACAATGGAGGCAAGCCCTGGCAATTTGCTCCAACGCACCAGCGCCTCAACCAGAAGCCGGCGCATGACGCGCACCTGCTGGCCATGGTCCAACTCAGCCGTAAAGGTTTGGTTGGGGTAATGCCCCGCAACCTGCTCAACCAGGTCTCCGAGACATGGAACCAGGATTCCACCTAGCGGTCGGCCTTGTCGGCGCAACTCAGCCCATCGCTCTTCCACCTCTGTGATGGCAAGACCGAATCGGTCAATGGTTGCGGCCGTTCCCTCTTTACCAATCTGTAGGTCGCCCAGGACCACGGTAAGCATGGACTCACCTGGGGTATCTGGTAACGCTTTGGGCTTGCGGCGCTTGACCATGCGCTCCAACGCTTCGTCAATGCCGGCCGGCGCTTTCTTCAGGGTCACATCGGCGCGGAAATAGAACGCGCGCTGAAGTCCCTCTGCTGTTGGCGTATCCCACGAGCGGACGCTTACGGTGTCCTTGGCCACATCGTAGACCTGTGGGTCCAGGCCCAATTCGGTTAGCACCATGGTCCAATCTGGCTCTTGGGTCAATGATCGCGCGGTGATGCGCCCGCTGGCCCCCTTGAGTTCAACGCCAGGCTCCCACCCGTCGGGGTGTCTGCGCTTTGGCGCGCGTGCATCTAATTGCTGCTGCAATGCGAGCAGGTCTTTAATGCGCTCGCTCATCGCGCACACGCGCAATCGCCGCGTCGGTGTCGGGCAACTGTGTTCTGCCCGGCTGATACGCCTTGCTGTTTGAGCCAAATAGTTACGGCCGCTGCGGTGATGTCTGGGTGAGCCAAGGCTTCGTCAATGACTTTGCCCAACTCAGCATCCGCAATCTTCTCGCGCCAACACTTAGACCGCTTGACAACGGACAGCGCAAGCATGGATTCCAATTCCTTGTTCATGTGTGCCTCCCTCTATGCCGTATTACCGTAGAGATTACTTCTCTTTGGTCTTTACACCGAACTGATTATCGGTTGGCTGTAGAAAGCGCACGACCACATTTAGACATGCGCTGAGTCCGCCGCTGATGACGACCCTGAAATCTCCAGAGGTCATGTCCAGCAGCGGAGACCCGGTTGCAAGCATCATGGCAATGCAGGTGGTCAGGAACACACGAGCCGCTTCGGTTGCGGCCTCGTCAATGCCGGTGTTGTCTTTAATAGACTTAAGAACTGAGAGCACACGATTCATTCCGCTTTGTCCTTTCGTTGATTCAACCGCGTTGCCGATAGCCTCTGCGGCCTCACCGGCCTTCGCGCCCCAGTCTACCCGCTTTAGAGCGTCAACTGACGCGCTCAACGCTGGGTCAATCTGCGCCTCTTTCTTGGTCGGGACCGGTGCTGGTGCTGGCGTGCTCACAACCGCGCTCTGCGTGGCGGAAACCGGGGCTGTAGGGGCTGCTACGACAGGTGCAACAGGTGCTGGGGCCACAGGGGCCTGAACTGCCACCTGCCCGCCTGGGTGCGTCACGATCAGCAGCGTCTTGTAGTCAACCTTGTAGCCTTTCTTTGCCTTGACCTTGCTGTTTGCAATTTGGCGCAACTGAGCCTCCGTAACTGGAGCGCCGTATGCCTCTGCCGCAACCTTCTCGTCTCTGGTCGGACAGGTCCAATAAATCGTTCCCGTGTCTTGGTCAAGTCCCGCGCTGGTGCAATGTCCGTATCCGGCCGTAATCTTGGCTGGTTGGTGCTTGCTCCACCACCTGTGCCAACTGTCATGCCACTTGCTGATCTTGACCTCTGGTGGGTATCCCACAGCCTGTTGCACATGCATGATAAGCGCAGCACCGGTCTTCATTGCGGTCATTGCGTCGTCCCATGATTTCGCGTAGCGAGCCTTGCCGCCAAGTTTGGCAATAACTTTTACTGCCTCTGCAAGGCTGCCGCCATTATCAGACACGCCTTGTCGGTCTACGCGATTTAGCGCCGCCTTCTGGGCAGCAACGCCGTCTGCGCTGCTGTACTCAACGGTATAGCCAGAGGCGAAAGACACGGCTGCAGCACACGAAGACCAGGTGCAGTCGTCAAGAATCTGCTCTTTGCCTTTCTTCCGGGCCTCAGCGTCGCTGTATAACTGGCTCTTTGTTTTGTAGCGCATTACGAATTCTCGCTCTTGATGATGACGGCAAGCGCGCGGCCGGCGGACTCAAAGTCAAGCGCCGCGCTCACGGGATGACCAGCGGTTACGCCCTCGGCATGGTCGGCCCCATCGGAGCCGCGCTTCCAAAGTGTTCCGCCAAACGCGCTGTTGTCGTCGTTGGGAACAACGGCTACCCATTCGTCCGGGGCCGTGTCAACTCGCGTCCACCCTTGCGCGTGAATCTGGTCAATGTGGTCTGCTGCACTCATGCGTTTAATCCCTTCCCCACCGTAGTGGGCCTGTAACGAGCCAAAGAATCATGAGGGCAACAATAGCACCGCCAATGCTGTCCTTCGTGCTCCCGTCCGGGGTCACGGCAAAGGCCACGATCATGCCAAGCCAGGTCCAAGACGAGGCGGCCGTATCAAGAATCGCGTCTACGAGTTTTCGCTTCATTACCATTGCTCTTTCCGCCTCCCCCTGATGGGGTTGAACTGCCGCCCGAAGATTGGGCTGCTGCTGCTGCCGCCGTTGCCGCTGCGGCCTGGGCCACTTGCGTAATGACGATTGCAGGGACAATTGTACGCGCTGCTTCCTCTTTCTGTTCTGGGGTTAGGTCGTTGCCGAGATTTGCAAGCGCCTCAATGGCCTCGCCTACGGCTGCGGCCGGGTTGGGCAACTCAATGTCAAAGAATGGTGGAGGCGGCTCCGTTGGTGAAGGCGGAGGTTCCGTTGGTGTTGGTGGCGGCTCGGTCGGACTTGGTGGTGGCTCTGTCGGTGACGGAGGTGGCTCGGTTGGCGTTGGCGGAGTTACGACCGGTGTAGGGCTAGGCTCAGGGCTAGGAGTAGCAGAAGGGCTAGGTTCCACCGTAGGGCTTGGCGTAGGCTCGGGGGTCTGTGGTGTTGGCTCTGGCGTGGCCGTCGGTTCTGGCGTTGGTTCTGGCGTTGGTTCTGGGGTCGGCGGGGTGGGTTCATAGGTAGGCTCCTCTGTTGGTGTCGGGGTTGGCTCCGGTGTTGGCAACTCCGAGGGGATCGGAGAAGGGCTTGCTACCGGAGGGTTGGGGTCAAGAATGAGCGGGAGGTTGGCAATGAGGTCGTAATGGCCGCCTTCAGGGAACGGCGCGTCAGGGTGGAGGCAACTGCCGTCGTAGCAGACGAACCGGCCCGCGCGCAGACGGTATACGCCTGGCTGCAAGGTGATGCCGATGTACGAATTGTAAGACTGGCCATTCTTCCGGGGGTCGTCGTCGTTGGCCGCCAACTGGACTCCCTGGTTGTCATACAGCCACAAGACCGAATCGGTAAACGGCGGACTGGCGCACCAGAATGCTTCGGTGTTCTCGCACAGGTCGGTCTCGGCCTCAAAGAGCGTTTCCTCGGCAACCACCACAAAGAAATCCATGGTTCGGTCAACGGTGACCAGGGATGTGGCGGACTCAGCCCGGACAGAGACCACCGACAGCATCAAGATGGCTGCGGATGCAAGCGAGAAGAGCGGCCGGCGCATTACTTGCCCTGGCTTTGTAGCCACGCCAACAGCGCGCCAATCCCCCCGATTCCGAGAAGCCCACCGAGACTTTTGAGGAGGGCTAGGCCACCCCGCATTTGGTCAATCTCGGTCTTGAGCGCGTCAATCTTGGCGGACTGAGCGTCTAACCTGCTAATAATCTGGCGTGCTTGCGATTCGGTCATACACCCTCTACTTCAGCAAGGCGAGCCTCTAGGTCTTCCACCCGCTTCCACAAAGCGGCAATAAGTGCTACGGGGTCAATTGTATCTGGTCTTCCCTCTTCATCAACTCCGACGGCATGATCTAGCCCAGCATCCATCAACTCTTCTGCAATAAATCCAAGGCGCGTTCCGCCATTCTCGTGAGTAATTGTTGATTTGTAGTGTCGTGCGTGAACTCTGCGCGATGCTTCCAGCACTTCGTTACCCGCGTCTACAATGTCTGTCTTAAACCGAGCAGATGAGGTAATGCGATCAAGGCGGAATAGGGAGCCTGAAATAAGGGTAAAGCGAACTCCGTTGGTGGTTAGCGTGCTTGTAAGCGGCTGATCGTTGTAGAAGACTCCATTAGACACCACATCGGAGCCTGTAATGTCGCCTGTCGCAACCATAGTGCCTGTCGCCGTAATGTTTCCCGTTACATCTAGGGAGTCATTGAGGTCAAAGTTGCCGTCATGTGTAAGCCGGAATGATCCAGACCCGCCGGGGAAGAAACTTTCGGCTACAAGGTTGGTATAGGCTGACCCGCTTGTTGTCTTAATGGCAAGGCTATCGTTGCCCGCTCCCGCGCTAAATGCTCGGATAGAGCCGCCGTTGCCACCCTTGAAGATGATTGCTCCGTCTGTGCTGGTATCCGATACGCCAATGTTGATGTCTCCGAATACACCAAGTTCCTCGCTAACACTTACGCTGCTTGAGAAGTCTGAATCGCCAGTAACGCTAATGCCGCCCGGGTCAACAAGCACTTGACCGTTGGTTGAAGTTGTGAGCAAGATGTTGCCCTGAGCAGGAGCGGTCTTGACCGTTGCTCCCGTGACCGTTGCCGATCCAGCCGTTCCAGCCGCCGTGTAGGTGAACTGTGTGGCCGTCTTAGAGAGCACCTGAAATGTTCCGTTCATGCTTGTTCCGGACGCGCCGCTGAGTCCAGCGACCGTGACCCAATACAGCACCTCAAGATCGTGCGCCGCGCTGGTTGTAATTGTCACGGTTGACGCGGCCCTGCTCGCCGCACTAATTGTTTGGCTTATACCTGCGTAACTTGCATCTAGGCCAATGCTTCCCTGCTTTGAGTAGAGCGAAACCATCGGGCTAGAGCCAACAACGCCAGCCTCGTTAGACCGGATGTTTAACTTCCCGTTGTCCATGTTGATTACCGCGTACCCGTAGCGACCAGGGTCTTGCTGGTCGGTAATCATTTCTTGAATTGAGCCGTGGTCAATGCGAATTTCGTGCAAATCTACGGTCCACTCGCTTGTTGTAAGCGTGTCTACCGTTACCCCCACGGCAACGCGGATAAACGCTGCATCGGTTGGGATAGAGGGAGTGTAGCCCGGGTTAGCAAATAGTTCCCATGCCCATGTTGACGCGGCAATAGTTGCAAGGGTTGAGGCTCGCGTTTGGCTTGTGCCTGTTGCTGTTGCAAGGTCGCTCTTATAAAACTGAGCCTCCAGGTTTGCTACAACCTGCGTTGTTGAACTCGTGCTCTTCCATGCTGATCGCGGCTGATAGGTAAAGGTACGGGCTACGCTTCCGGGAACTGCGACATAGCGAACCAGGCGCAAATACTGCCCAACTGCTGTGCCGACTGGAATGGTGAAGCGAATCTTTCGGCCAGAAGCAACGGTTGAGTCTTCAACAGACGCAGCAGTAATTTGCGATCCAGATACATAGTTAGACTCAAGAGAGAAATACGGAAGAGGGTTGTCTGGATCAGAGATTGCGGCATCTGGATCAGGTGGAGTTGCCTTAAAGGTTCCGTTCTGCACCATGGTGTAGATGCCGGCCGACAACGACGACCCAAGCGCGTAAGACTGACCGCCGGTTGACTGCGTTGAAATCAGCGGAGCATCGGTATCGGCAATGATGTCGCCCTTAAACGACGATAGCGCGCCGTCGCTAGACCCTAGTTCGCTAGGCATTAAGAACCAAGCCTTTCAATAAGCCCCTTGCGTCGCCAGTCGCACTCAATCTCCAGGGAAGCCTCTGTGGTTCCCTTAGCAAATGACCATGTTACCGATTCAATGCGAAGGACCTCACCTGCAATTCCTAATTGGGGGGCGCTCACCTTGACCCATTGGTCCGGAAGTACGGCTCGGACCAGGTTGTAGGTCGTGCCGTTGTAATAGTAACCCTGGGTGTAACCAAAGTCGTGTGCCGGGTTGGCCGTTTGACTCAGGTTTGCCCCAACGACGGTAATCCGAACGCTTCGCATGGGCTGGTAACGAATGGCCAGCATGCCGTTGCCAAACTTGTCAATAAAATTGTCTCTTGTGGCGTTATTTAGCCCCTTCACAGACGGCAAATCTATAAGGGCATCCGGGCGTGGGCCGTTTCTAGTCCCAAGGTTAGGCCCGGAGTTGCCACTTAGGTTGTATGTGCGCGTGTATGGATCAGTTGCGTCGTCAAGAGCCGAGTCAAAGTCCCCGCAACGAAGGAATGCGCGCTTAACCACCTGCTCATGGTCGTACTGGACCTGGATTCCGGTTGCCGCAATCTTGGTTGTCGTTGTGCCGCTACTTCCGGTTGGATTAACCTGCGATGCGTTAGTCACAATTTCAAAGGGGGCCGTCGCCTGTGCCGGAGCCGTTCTTGCGTTGTAGTTAATCCGGCCGTTTCCGTCAATCCAATACTTTCGCGCGATGGTGTCAAAGCCACCAGCGGCCTCCGACACCGTGTCCATTGCCCCGCGAACAGTAGAGACCGGCAACACCGTGACCTCAGAAGAAATGTTTACCCCTGTGTACCCTGGGTATAGCGCCCTAACTGCGGTCTTCCCGGAACCAGAAATGGGAGAAGTGTTGATGATCCGTCGCGTTGCAGCGTCGCTACGAAGGTCCACATAGTAAAGCAACTCGTTAATGGTGGCTTTATCGCTTGCGCGCGCGGCCGTACTTAAGGTAATGGTCCCAACGGCTTGCCGGCTTGTGCCAATCTTTCCTTTGCGAACCAGAACCTTGTCCATCCAGTTAACTGGGTCGGCCCCGGTTACTTGAACTTCAATGCCTAGCGCGCGCATGCGTGCCTGAACATTAGTGACATAGCCTAGGAGCACCGGCTCTGTTGCGTTGTAGCGCGTGTCGTAGAAACGGATAGGGGCCATGTCTGCCATGGCCAGGAACCAGGGGACAATGGCAACTGATCCGCCGCTGGTATACGCGCCTGTGGCCGCGTTGGTTACCGTGAATTGCGTGGATGACGCGCTTGCAACGGTTGCCTTAGTCAAGTTGTAAACAGATGGAGTTACTCCAGTAATACTGACCACCGAGCCAACTGACAACTTGTTTGCGGCCGTGTAGGTCACAGTTCCGGCCGCTGCGGACACATTAGTGATGGTGTAAGTCGTACTCACATCTGGCTGGGTAATAGTAAATGTCATGCTTGAACCGCTTCCAGAGCCGGAAGAGGTAATGGAGAATGACTCAAGGGAAACTCTCGGGAGGCTTTGCTGCTCTCCGGTTGGCAAAGCAATGAGATCGCGGGCAGTACCTAGGCCGTTAGCGCCAGGAAGCGGCCCTGGCGTTCCGGCCACATACGGGTCTACAACTCCAGCGCCCACTACGCCCTCAACAAAGAGAAGATACGGAACTGGCATTAGGTATTAACCCTTGGTCCACCGCCGGTTGGAGTGTTCCTGGTGACAACCTTGGTAATCATGTCGTCAAGCGGCTTATCGTTCAGGACAATGGTGACTTGCGGAGCCTGGCCGCCGTTGAGGGCTGAGTTGGAGTAATACTGGGCAACCGCGTTGCCGACATACTTTCCGTCCTTGTATTTGCCCGCTTCGTACTGGTCGTAAGTGTATTGCTGCGTTCCTGTCGGTCCTGTCGTCGTGCCAATGCCGTCAACTGCCTCGCCAATTGCCCCACCGATCTTCTCACCAATGATTCCACCGATCATTCCTCCGAGCAGCGGACCGGCAACTGGAATCCACGAGAGAAGCCCTGCGCCAATTGCTGTTCCGGCCGCGCTTCCTACGCCCTTACCAATAGCCTGGCCAACTCCGTTGCCCTCAGCAAGCGCGTTGGCTCCAGCCAGGATGCCACCGACAAGGGGAACTCCGGCCCCAAGCGCCTTGAAGCCGGTAGATGCCACCCTTCCTACTGCGCCCAAGCCCTTACCCGCAATGCCAATACCCTTACCGACCGCTCCAACGCCAGTACCAACAGCGCGCGCTCCCCCAATGGCTGCTTGGCCAACTCCGCTAGACGCAATTCGCCCACCGACATTTGTAATGCCGCCCATAACCGTTGAACCGGCGCTTCTAACTCCGCCAATGGCCGATGCCCCAATTCCCTTGATGCCGCTCGCAAGGGTTGAAATACCTGTCCTCTGCGCCACCATAGACCCGACAGAGCCAACTGCACCAGCAACGCGAGCCAGTCTGCCGAACTGGCTGGAGCCGGTGACTGCGCTCTTCCAATTGCTAAACCCTTGGGAGATTCTGGCAAATCTTCCGGCCGGCTTGCTCATTCCCGGAGGAACCGGAGGACCCTGCATTGCGCCCATGCCCATACCAGCACCGCCCATTCCGGGCATGCCCCCACCAACAACTGATGCCGCGTTGAGGTACACGGTGTTAGCACTCATGGTCATGGCCCCGACTCCGCCCATGCCCATTGCCGCACCGGCAACTCCGGCCGCCGCTCCGCCGCCCTTTGGCCGCAGGAATGAAGGGATTAACGCACCACCAAGTCGCCCCAAGATGCCCGGCTTACCACCGCCGGCGCTTGGCATTGTTGGCATTCCCTTGCCACCGCCTCCACCGCCGCGCATTCCGGCGAAGAAACTCAACGCCTGGAGCGTACCGGCCCCACCCGCAAAGAGTCCAAGTGTGTCCATGGCCGATGTTCCAGCGTCTGCTGTTCCGGCCATGTAGCCGCCGAGTCCAAGTGATGCAAGCATGCCAAGCCCAGGAATCTTTCCAAAGATTAACTTGGCCAAAGCCGCCCCACCAACTGCTGCAACTGCGGCCGTCTGCGCTCCCTGACGGTTAATGCCAACGCCGGCAGAGTCAAGAGCGCCGCCGATAAGGGGGATTCCGCCAAGGCTGATGTTTTTGCTTGGCGTGGCGTTTGATGTGGGCGTAAATGCAGGGTTAGAGTTTCCAAACTGATTGAATGTATCCGTGAGGACTGTGGGGGTAACTGTGTTCCCTGTAACTGCCGTAATAACCTTGTTAACTGTGTCTAGCACCGTACCAAGAAGCCCGCCCAGGCCGGCAACTGCCCTACCAAGGGGACCCTCGCCGTTCTCGCCCCACACCGCTCTTGCCATCTTAAGGAACCCCTCAACAAGACCGCCAGGGCCGGCAATCTTTGCAATGATTGGGTCAACCGCTGCTAGGAACTTAGGAATGTTCTTGGTAATGAAGTCGGCAACTCCGGTAACGATTGGCTTGAGTTGCGGAAGAATGTCCTTGTTTAGCGTCTGGGCAATCTTCAGCGCAATGGGGAGAAAGGCCGCACCAAACTCTTGCTTCAAGTCCTTTACGGTGTCCCCAAACATCTTGAACTGCTTTTCAACGCCCTCGGCAGACTTGGCCGCAGTACCGCCGTATCGTTCCATAATGCTGTTCAAGACTTCCTGCCCGGTCATGACAGTCTTAACTTCCTTGGTTACATTCTTGTACGACGCGCCCCACTTCTTGTTGGCAACCAGGACCCGAGTGGTGACCTTCTCGGTCTTGGTGGTCTGGATTCCCAACTTGGCCAGGGACTTTCCTTGCCCGATGTACGCGCGCGAGACAATTGTTGAGGCTTTGCTAAGGCTAATGTTCTGCGCCGCAGCAATCTCCATTGCGGCATTCTGGATAGCAATGGCCTCTGCCGTGCTCTTGGAGAACGGGATAATGGCTGCAAGGCTGGACTTAATCTCGTCCCCTGAGAAGGCCAACTTCTTTCCGGCGGCTACTTGCTTCTCAATGGCAATTGTGCTTTCTGCGGTTGCCAACTTCCGACTCTTGAGTACACCAATCAGGCGCTTGTTAATCTTCTCCTCTTCCATCGCCGCCTTTGTTGCGTCGGTAATAAACTTTGTTGCGGCCCCGATGGCAATTCCGGCTGCAACGAAGGCAACCTTTAGGCCCATACCGGCGCGCTGGGACGCGCCCTTGAGTCCGCCTAGGTCTCGGGATACATCTTTGATGGCACGGCTGGCATTGTTCTGCGCCGTGATCTGAAAGTTCATCTGTTCAGACATGTCTTACCCCATCATCCCGACTCGCTTGGCGTATGCCGCCTGGGAGCGAATCAACTTCTTGTCACCCTTCGCCGTCAATGGTACTGCCCCAACAATAGATGCGGCCGCCTTGTCGTTGATGAGCGCCGTCAGCGTGCCTTTGACCACATCCATAACATCGTTCCGGTGGTCCTTAGCGGTTTCTCGGACGAACGGCCGGGATGGTAGGGCAGTCCGCTCGTATGTCTGGAGTAGCCCCAGGGCCTCTAGGCGCTGGTTGTATACGACAGCCCTTCGCTTCTTTGTAATGTTGTTAAAAGTCATTCCCATGCGCTTGTCCTGGGCTTTCCAGCGCGCGCGTAGGTCCGCGCGCGCGGAGATAGCCCCGCGCTTAGACCAGGTAGTGCCGGTTCCGGAAACAACCGCCCGGCCGTAGTACGCGCCGGACTCATCCTTGCGGTTACGGCCCGGGTAGATGCCAACAATGGCCGACGGCTTCTTGTACTTACCAACTCGGGAGACAATAGAGTCGCGAAGGCGACCCGGATGCGGGTCGTTGCTTGCTGAAGAGCCAACCGGGGCTGCGGCCTCCATGAACGGCTCTAGGTACATAGCCCCCTCTAGGGCCGCATAGCCAATGAACTGCTGCATGGACTGTTCGTCAAACCCGGCGGCAATCTGGAGTCGCAATCGGTCAATCGTCCCGAGTACATCGTCCTCAATGCTCAGGGAGACGGACTTGTTCTTGTTGCCAAATAGGCTAAATACCACGCTTGTTCCCCTTTGGTTGAGGCTTGGGTTGCATCTCCCTAAGGATAGCGTATGTCGCCATCACATCGGACACATCCTCTTGCGCCAACTTCCAGGGTGCGATGCCGAACTCTTTCCCAACAATGTGCAGGATCAGTTCGGCTGGTGGGACAGCGGAGTGGCCAACGCTAAGGCGGGCCGCCGCCGTCCTCACATAGGGGGGACGCTGCTTACCGCTTCTCCCCACAGTTCCATGAGCATCGTCAAGGCTTCAATTGGAGCGTCTAGAACATCGTCGTAGTGCGCGCCGGTTTCTGGGTCCGTAAAGTTGTGGCTCTTCACCAACTTGGCAACCGTACCCAACTGCTTGTCAAAGACTGGGGACTGAAGGTCAATCAACACGCGCGCCGGGACTCGGCGGACCTGCATGATGGCTTTCCAGCCCTCAAAGGGAGCGCGCAACGCGATCTCTTTGGTAATTGGTACGGCAACCGGGGCCACCGGTGCAATTTCTACGATTGGCTCTGGCGCGGCCGCTACTGGAGTTGCTTCGTCAGTCATTATGCCCTCCTATCTACTATTTACGGCGCTGTTGACAGGCCGTTCTTCAACTCAACGAGCAGGGTCTTGGATGTCGCAACATCCGTAACCAACTGCCCCTGCACGGTGACGGTTGTGAGGCCGTCCTCTGCATTCGCAATGGGTGTCACTTCTGTCGGAATGAAAGCCAGGCAGATGTTCGCGCTGCGAAGTGCCGTTGTTGCCAAGCCGTTGCTCCACTCAAGGCGCAGGTACTTGGTCGTTGCGGCCTGGTATGCGTCGTAGAGTTCCGTGATCGCAGCAGCGTTGGCCGATACAGTCATGGAGACCTGGCCGGTGAACGGCTCGGACTCTGCGTGGGTTGACATTGTGAGCGTGCCGTTCTGGTACGCCTGTCGGGCGTTGCCCGGGGTAATGTCAAGTGACCAGTCAAGAAGGTACGAGTACGCCGTCCCCTCTGAAACCGTTGGGAACGAGGTGTGGAAGTACGGCTTCCAGAGTCGGCCCGGCATGTAAGTAACTGCCGACTGCACGGTGTCTGCAAGCGTTGTGCTGTCCTTTGCAAGCGTCTGGGCAAAGAACTCCGCGCGCGCGGTCGTGAGGCCGTTACGGTCTGCCGAGATGCTCAGGCTGGTCAACATGGTGTAGTTAGTGACAAAGTTCTGTACGCCGTCAGTCATGACGATGGAGTACGACTTTGGCGTGTTGCTGGCCGTCATGCTGATGTCGTAGGTCCAGGTGTATGGGTTTGCCGCGCCTACTGGCGAGACTGCCTTAATGCCCTGGAGGTAGAACACCCAGTCTTCAAGCGACAGGCTTGGAGCGTCCAGGCTGATGGTTGGCTCCTTGGATACGACAACTGGAGTGGACGACAGGATTGGGTTGCGGAGCGCAACTGCTCGGTCCTGGCCCAACTCAATGTTGGTTCCTGGGTTGATGATGCCGGTAGGGGAGGTAACGAGACGACGGCCACCCGAGGTCAGGGTTGGGATCGTGCCGTAGGTGGTCTCACCGAAAGCAACTGCCTTGGTGAATAGGATGTTACCTGCGGTTGATACTGGCATGTTTTACTCCTCTACTTCCGAAGCGGCCTTGATAACTCGCGGCGCTTCGGTTGCCACGAACTCCTTGATTAGCCCAGCCTTCAGGTACGGAGCAGCATACACCCGATCAACTTCGGATGCAGTTCCGTCGGCCTTAACGCCGGGGATAAAGTTGCCATCGGCAAGGGGCTTTACCAGCACCACCGTGATCGTTGCGCTCTCAGTAATCTCAGGCTTGGTAGTCAAGGCTTTCCCCTTTCACACATGTGACGGTGGCTTCCACCGTAACGAACTCATCCCCAGCATACATGTCTGCACCGATGCGGGTGGAATCAACTGTGGCCAAGTCTACCAGACCGCCGAGGGTCACATCGCCAACAAAGATGTCCCGGAGTGCGGTCCGGTAGGTGTGCAGGGCAGGGAATCGTCGGGCAAAGTCTTGGGGACTGCCCAGGTACAGCCGGACGGTAAATGAGCAGGTCACCTTGCGCGCGGATGCGTAGTGCTCAACCCGGTCTGAACTCGGGAGGACTACCGCGTAGGGGAGAACCTGCAACTTGTCAGGCGGGGCCGCAGTAGCCCCCCGGATGGCGGCAACGGTGGAGGCAACCGTTACGGTCGCTACCCGAGCGGCTACTGCGTCTGCGATGGAGGAGTCTACAAATGCCATGGCCGGAGTCTACCTTACTGGACGATCTTGGCTTCTACAATCACGCCCCTATTGCTGTAGGAGACATTAGTAATTTCGTAAGTTGTATTCCGGCCCAGGATGATTTCCGCTTCTCCGTAGACCTGGCCCTCCCCAATGCTGTGATCAACCGACAGCGCCGGAGTTCCTTCCGGAGCAGAAATCTTCCAGATAACCGGGACCTGCTCCGGGCTGTCGTCGGTCCATTCGTCTTGCGTCAGCACCGGCCTTTCGGCAAAGTAGGTGGCGTGGCGTACCTCCAGGCTTGTGCTTCCGTAGCCGCGATCCGAAATTCTGTCGCCCGGCTCTAAGATGCCAAAGCCGAAGTCAACTGGCCTACCAGCCTCTAGGTCCATTACCTGATCTGAGTCCATCATTCCCGGCATACCGCGATACAACATGGTGTCCTGCACTAGCACCGACGGAACTTCTTTCCAGCCTTTATCTGATGGTTGGAACTGCCTGTCTAACTCCTTGAAAGCGGCCTTGTCCTCTGGGTCTAAAGCGTCCAAAGCCTCTGACAACGGCCGGCCATCTCGGAGAAGTCCGTTTAAGACCTCGTGAACTGGCCTGTTGTCGTCGTCGTCTGACAACTTTGCAGCGGTGTAGGCCCGTAGGGCGCGTTGAACTGCATTGCGGTCTCCGGACAAGCCAAGAGTGGTTGCCGAACCCCTTTCAATTGCCTCCTTGCGCTGAGTCTCCGACACCCGACGACCTCCGCCCCCCGTGGCCCAACTGCCGTGGTCTGCCTGGTCATGGTCTGCGTGCTTGAAAGACTTAACCGCCATTTGTGGCAATCCCATGTCAGCAGCAAACTGTTTAGATGACTCCAAGATTTCAAGAATGTCCTGGTCAACGCGGACTACAGGAATTTTCATGTCAGTCTCTGGGTCGTCAATGCCGTCGTGCTCAAGAGCAACCTTTGCTGCCCAGCGGTGATGCCCGTCTACAATGTACCCGTCCTTAGACACAACAATTGGCTGGTTGAGGTCAAGTCCTCCCGCGCGCGCGGCTTGCATAATCCCTGCAACCTTGCCGCCATTCAACTCATTCTGCGTCGCCTTGAGGTGGCTGGCGAGCGCCTCATCCCCGGTAAGGGAAATGCCAGATGATCGGAGCCGCTCAAGATACGCCTCGGTGATGTCAACCTCTCCGCGCTTGTCGGCGGGTAGGTCGGAGGCCGCGCTACCGCTGTTTGGGATGCCTTTTAACTGCGGCATCTCCACCCTAGGGATGCCCTTGGACTCAACGCAGAACAAGTTAGTGCCGGGAACGGTCAACTGGCAGAGGTCAATGTTCTTTGCCTTTGTGCCAGCAGCCTCTGCCTCCTTTGCCAAATCGTTGAGCCGATCTAGGAGAGTTGCTACTTGGTCAGGGGTTCTTAACTCCACATGCTTGCCTTCCCCAAGCGCGCGCGCAGCGTCTTCTACGCTGTTTGTGCGGATAGGGTTCTCTTTGCTTCCATCCCCACCACCGGTCGCCCAGTTGCCGTGCTCCGACTGGTCATGGTCGCCGTGCTTAAGGGACTTAGCAACCTTTGGTGTAGGCAATGGATACGCTGTTACTTGAATTTTATCTACCACCTCGCCCCAGGTTCCGCCCTTAACAATGCCGGTAACCTCAAACACTAAGTCTCTTTGCAATAGCGTTTCCTTCTCTGGATAATACGGCTCATAGCCTTCAGCCTGGAAGTCAATTCCGTGGATTCCTGGCCCAAGGGTAATTTCTAGCAAAGCACCACGGTACTCTTTGGCAATGCTCATGTCGGCCTCAGCAAACACTTCAGCCTGGCGCTTATTCTCTGCCGTGGCCGAATAGCCCGGCTCGTGAAACACATCTCCTACCTTTAGGCCTTTGAGTTCGTCGGCCATAGTGTTGGCAGAAATTCCCCGGTACAAGAGTTTCCCCTCATTAAATGCTGGCCTGGAATTCATGTCTGCGTCTATTTCCGAAATAGCGCCAAGCATTTTTTCAACTACCCACTTCTGGCCTTTGCCAATTTTCAACTCATCGCGAAGGTGGTTCTGAATCCATTCATTACCAGTTTTCTTCCAGAATCCATAGGCGCTCCGCTTGTCCATCGGCTCTGGGGCAACCCCTTGATTGGCCCAACTGCCATGCAGGGACTGGTCGTGATCACCGTGCTTTAGGGACTTA